AAGTTTCTTGGAGAAGACTTCAGCGATAGGTCAGAGTATGTTCGGAGCTGCTGTGAGTAGTGGTGGTTCTGGGGGAGGTTAAGAATAATGGCACAAATACCGATTGAACAAGATAGCCTTATGAATAAGGTGGTCGTTAAGGAAGAGAGTACTTCGAATGAGGTTCATCAGAGAGGGGCTACCTCTGCTTTAGTAGCGGTGGATCAAGGTCGTGATCCTATTCAAGCTTATATGCAGGCTACTCAATCTAGCGACATGCAAGGTATGTTGCAAAATTGGGTACAGACTACAGAGAGGGATCGCTTAGCCGTCATCGAACAACAACTAGGATATATGGAGCCTGATAAGGTTGCTGAAGAGCTTGGTGAGCTGTCTACGAATCTCTCTGGCCCTATGAGCCAAGGTAACTTCGTTGAGACAGTTAAGTCTATGCCTTCGAGTGTGGGTAAGACTAATGCGGAAATTAAGAGAGAAGCCGTGTACATGCAGTTGCGTGAGACTATGGCTGATTTTGCTCCTCGTTTCGAGGATATGAGCTGGGGAGAGATCGCCGGAGAGTTTGGCGGGACAATGATCCCAAAGAGGAAAGAAGAAGCTCTTCTAGATTTTATGACCAAGATGGGTTTTGTAGACACGGTGGCTGATAAAGCCAGTCTATTACTTGATCCTACTAGTGAAATCCTTAAGCTTCGTAATGCTTTTTGGAGTCTGGATGATGATGGACAAATCGCATTCATGGAAGCTCTATCAGAGCATTTACCGAATTCAACAGATAACCTGTTAATCCGTTCAGAGATTGTTAATGACATTCTGGGTGGAGAATTTAATGAGGATTTATCTCACCTGTTCGCGGGTCTGGATACTCTGGATGTATCTTTATTAGCGTCAGGCGTGGTTAACTTAGGGAAGCATATGGTTAAGGGAGGTAAGTTATTAAACTTTGCCCGTCGGACTAAAGAGAATGATCTAGCTGCTGACCTGATTAATACAGCTAAGGAAAATCCCGAAGCTGCTGCTAAGGTGGGTGTGACACAGGCTGATATCGGGGATGCTGTGAATCCTTTGATACATGGGGATGTTGCTACCCTATTGACAGGAGCATCAGATGATACTGCTGCCGGGATCGTTAAGGTGTTGGAGATGCAAGATGCACACTTTAAGTCAGTAACAGAAGATATGGCTAGACATGGCCTATTCACAGAGGAAGAACTCGTTAGGACGATGAGAGAAGCCGAGATAAAGCAGATGGCACAGCCCGGAGTAATAGAAGCTTCTGTAAGCAAGATAGATGAGACACAGTTCACGGTTAACTGGACAGAGGCCCATTTAGATACCCTCGGTCGCTTACGTAAACGTGGAAAGACAAGACAAGTTGATTTTACCGTTAATGATCTAGGCGAGCTTGATGCTCGTAAAGCCTTAGATGATGAATGGGTTGATAAAGATATACGCACCTTAGACCCTAATGCTAAGATGCAGGGACACCTACGTCAGTGGTTTGTCACGAGTGTAGAGACGGTTGCTCGGCGTCAAGAGATGACGGCTAAGGCTTTCGATAAGATGATGAGGGTTGCATTCAAGGGTCTTGATAAGAAGTCTGCTTTAATCGTAGATATGACATTAACGAGGGGAGCTAAACGTGGAGAGACATATAACTATGAGCAGCTCCGTTCTGGTTATACAGGTATGGATATCACGCACAATGAAGCTCGTGCTTATATAGCTACTCGTAATGTTGTAGAGAAACTGTACAACCTAAAGAATAGTCAGATAACCGACAACCTAGTTGCTCAGGGTATTAAGATATTTGATGATGCAGAGAACGGCCCTATGGCTGTCCGTTCTTATGGTGATTGGAGAGCGGCTCATACGTCGTGGAGACAGGTTGGTGCGGATAGCCATCACATCCTTGTTCCTCAAGGTGGTTTACGTTTGAAAGGCGTAGACCCTGTTGACGGTGTATTACCTTTTAGAGGTAAAGCCGGCCTCACTAAGGAGATGCTACAGGAAGCCTACGACAAGGGTTATGTGCTTTCTCGTAATCATGCTGGTCAGAATCTATTCCGTAAAGGTGACAAGATGACACAGTGGGCTTTCGTTAAAAAGAATGCGATACACAGTCCTCGGGGCAAACAAATGCTTCATCGTATCGAGGGTTACATGCCTAAACAACGTACCGGTGCTTTCTATTTTATTAAGAAAAATAAAGTAGTGGGCCTGTCCGGTGCAGATGATTTTTCAACCTCAAGCACTGTTGCATATTCCGATAACCTAGAGTCTGCCCAGAAATGGGTTAATGATAATGGGAAGGAGGGTTATGAGATTGTGTTCGATAGGGATATGACGACTGATGAACGTCTGTATGCAACGGCTAAAACACACGGAGGTATGTATGCAGGGGCCAGAAAGTCGGAGGAGCTCGCTTATGTTGGGCTCGGCGACGAGTCTTTTGCTAACACCTTTGAAGCCTTACAGCACTATATTAATCATATTGGTCGTCAGTATCCTGCTAGTCTATACAGGCTGGGGAGTGAACAGAGGCTTTTGGCACTTGCTAAAGACTTAGGTATTACCTCACGTGACCTATCTCTGCACAATGTGGCAGCACGTGCCTTAGATAAAGGTTTTACCAAACAATCTAACGAGTACAAGATGTTAAAAGGTCTACAAGACCAGCTAAGTTTCGTTAATATGGTACCTACAGATGATGAGCTGGCTATGGCTGGCAGACTACGCGGGGTTGGGCGTGTGTTGGAGAACGACATCCCACTTCTTAGAGGTGTTCCAAAAGTCTTTTATAACATGGCGGCTAAGAATACTCAGCCACCTGATCTGATTCGGGGCCTCACCTTCAACCATTTACTCGGTATGTACAATCCTGCCCAGATTTTGGTACAGGCTTCTGGTGCTTTTGTCAGTGCAGCTATTGATCCTATAGGATTCCCTAAGCATGTCACCCGGATGATCGGGTGGCGTGTAGCCGACCAACTGTCCAGTGATCCTAAGAATCAAGCTAAGGTGTTAGAGTGGATGCGCACTAATGGTATGGAGGAGTTTGCTGAAGATTACGAATTATGGGCTAGAAGCGGTTTCCGGGAAACGGTGGAACAAGGTAACGCGGACTATACGAGTCTGTTCACTAAGAACATGCCGTATGATGCTGGCATAGTTCGTAAGGTGTTAGCTAATCACACCCTATTCTACAAAGAAGGTGAGCTGATTAACACCCGGATTGCCTTCAGTACAGCAGTAAGCCGATATAAGAAAGTTCATCAAGTAGATAGGATTGATCCCAAGAATGAAGCAGCTCTCGATGAGGTTGCGACTTGGGCTGAGAAGTATCGCTTGAACATGAGTCGTGCTAATCAGAGTGATCTCAATAAAGGGATGACGGCTGTCCCCCTCCAGTTCCAACAGATCATCTCTAAATACCTCGAGAAGGTGTTACCTCAGAAATGGGGTGGTACGGATGAGTTTACTAAGTGGGAGAAATTCCGATTGTTTGCTGTTCCGACAGCTATAACAGGTGCAGCGGGTGTCCCTATGGGCAGCTTCGTAACTACACAAGTTATGAACATGTTCGGTATAGAACCCGGAGATCTGTCCGCTGAAGAAACTCAGGCTGTTAAACATGGGCTGCTTGGTTGGATGACGAGTGGCGATCACATCAATATCAACTTCGCATCTCGTATGAGTCTTAGCGGGGATATTATTAAGAACCTGTGGCAAGGTCTCTCAGAGGGTAAGGCAACATGGCAATGGATGGGAGCCTCTGGTTCTGTCGCAGATAGGTATTGGAGAAACATGCAGTACCTATCGGAAGCTGTTGATCTGACTACGGTCAGAAATGAAGACTTAGAATTTTCGGATTTAGAAGCCATGCCAGCGATAATCCTAGAAGCGGTTACGGATATACCTACAGTCACTCGTAATATCAAACAGTACTGGACACACCTGCTGACCGATAACCCACAATTTATTAAAGATGGTAAGTATATGTGGGACTGGGAAACAATGGATAAGAGCACAGCTTTTTTCGGGATGTTAGGGTTTCAACCTAATGAGATGACCGAGATATATGACCTCGTTCAAGAGCTTAAGGATAGTGCGAGCTCCTTCTCTACATGGGGAGATACCGATGCTGATGTGATCCTCCGTATCATGAATACAAAACTACTGTCCGCTAAGAATGTGCAGGAAAGCGAGTTACATGCTAAGATTATCAACTCTATGTTTAAGAAATACGGGCCAATGGAACAACAGAAGTTATTGCATACTATTTGGGATAAATCAATGTCTCGAAGATATGACCAAAATAACTTAGTGTATAAAACTATAATAGAATCGGTTGAGCGTCAGCAAGGGGATTTGAACCTGCTAAACTCAATTGTCGCTAAAAAGCTTGGAGAGCGTAAATAATGGCTGACTTTAAAACAGGTCTATCAGATCCTAACATACAATTCACCCGGGTACAAGCACGCCAAGCCCCGGATTCGAGGGAGGCTATTGTAGAGGGTCTAGCTGGTCTCGCTGGAGTAGCGGGTAAAGCCTTTGCTAAGAGTGAGGGAGAGGAGATCACGGGAACCGCTTCGACACTCTCGGAAGTAAACACACAAGCCGACGTCATAAGCGAGAGTATAGACAAAGCTTTAGGAGCAAAGAGGGAGTCTGTAGAAGGTCCTCTCTCTAAAAGAACTATTGAGGAGACGCGTGATGTTCAGCTCTCTAAGTTCTCTACTGACGATCGGGTACTCAGAGCTCTACGAGATCGCGGCACTATTAGTACTACCGAAGCCAGAGCACGCAGGCAGTTAAATCTGAGGCGTGCTTTGTCTAATCCGATTAATGCCATGTTTAAGAAAGACTTCTTGAACGCTTCCGGCGATATGACAGGTGGTGGCACCGGGGCAGCGGCAGCACTCTTCCCTTATACAGCGGAAGAAGAGACGGCTATGGCTATCGCAGAGGAGCAACGTAAGGTACAAGCGGAGCATGAAGCTCAAGTATTCGATATAGTGCAGACGACAGGTCAGTCTGAGGAGTTCGTGCGGGCTCAACTAGGTAGGGAAGAGTTGTCACGACAGAAATTAGCCAATTATGAGACGATTAAGCTAGATCGTAATCTAAATGCGGATGAATTCAGTGACTACCAAGCTAATCTAGAGAACAGTGCTACCCGCGGTATGACGCTACAAATCTCAAATTTAATGACACAATCAGGTGGTAAGGGTCTGGATGCAATAGGAAGTGTTAATGCAACTCGCACACTTGAGTACCAGTACAATGGTATGCTCGAAAGGCTTATGACAGATAAGGGTCTTGTTGGTGTACACAGAGACAAAGCTATTGAGCGTCTCGATAAATGGAAGACGGGTATGTCTACGTTTATAGGGGCACACTCTCTATCTACCTTCAATACAACTTTAGTCGAGGGTCTTAAGAGTAATGCGGTTATGGCTAACTGGGAAGCTTTTCCTCAAATGATGGCTATGGCGACTGTATATCCTGAGATGGCTAAGGTGTACTTCGAGTCTGCTGGAGAGATTGAACACCGTATGGAAGGAATAATGGGAGCGAAGAACTACTCAGTCTGGAAGACTAAAGTCGGTGATATGCACGGAGAGATGGGTAAGTTTCAGAATGGAGAGACGGCTGATCCTCAGACGATTGGTGCGTTTAACACTCCTGAGAGTATTGAGTATCTCTCTAAGAGGGCGGCTGAAGATCCAGCAGTGCGTACTAACCTATTGAAAGCATATAATGATGCAACAGAGGTCTCCCTGTCAACGTATAATAACCAACATTCGGCTTGGTATGCGCCTCAGAGTGAGGAGTTCCGTAACCAAATTGGTATGGCTATGGATGTTGCCAAGACGAAAGTAGACAACATTAAGAGGCTTGTAGGTGTAGAGGGTGCTGTTATTTTTGCTAGTACGGGGGATAAGTCAGCGGGTGATGTGTTTTTTGGACGTAAGTCGGGTGTTGTATTAGATATTCCCGACAACATGATGGAGTACCAAGAAGATATTAAGCAGATGTATCGCACTGTTGATAGGCACCCTTGGGCGTGGTTGCATGTGGAAGATCAGTATGAAGGTAGTGCTGATGCGTTTAATGGCTATTTACGCGGTGAGTGGGACTTCGACCCAACGATGGGTAAGGGGGATCTTAGGGGTAGGATAGCCCCAGAGATCCCCCCTACTGCTGAAGAACTAGATGATCCTACGTTGATACGTCAAGGAGACCGTGAAGAGCTTATGGATCTCCTGTTAGCTGAAGAAGAGGGTGAGACGGTAGATGAGGAGCGTCTGGAGATATTGCTGGAGCAGCGTCTAGCTATTCGTGATCGTAAGCGTCCGTCAAGCGGTGTTAAGCCACCGGGAGCTATTAGTATAGCAGAGGCCGTAGCTGACGCACCTGAGAGTAAGTTATCAGCAGCTTCTACCGCGCGAGTGGGCGAGCAGGTCACTCTCCGAGACGAGAGTCGTCAAGAGAGGGTACGTCAGTTCGAAAACAGCATAAAAGCAGGCTTTGAGGGTGGTGTATGGAGACCTCATACCAGTATAGAGGGTGGTACGGATACCCTTGCCTATGGACATAAACTAACGCCTAGTGAAGCTAAGTCGGGATTTGTTAAGGTTGGTAAAGAAAATATCAACTATAAAGATGTTGGGTTAACAGAGGAACAAGCTCAAGCTTTATTTAAACAGGATTGGGAGCGGGCCGGAAAGGATACACAGAAGATTATTAAGGAACGTAATCTGAATTCTTTACCACGAGTTGCTAAGGGTATTCTACAAGAGATGGTTTATCAAATGGGCTTGACAGGGGTTCGTGGTTTTAAGAACACGCTAACTCTGTTGGAGAAGGGTGAGTTTGATAAGGCGGCTGACGGTATGCTTGATTCCAAATGGGCTAAGAAAGATAGCCCAGAACGTGCCAAGATACTGGCAGAGGAGATGCGTGACTTAGATGTATAGGTATTTATTTATATTGATACTGGCAAGTAGTATAGCAGGCTGTTCGCTTTTGGACTGGGTAAAACCAGCCTCAAGCGGGCTGTCCGTAGATACCGAACTTGTCATAGGTGATAAGCACACTGAGTTAGCAGCAGGAGCTGTTATTGGTAAGAAGGAGACCACCCACAACACAGCCGAAGCCCTCACTCAGACATTCAACACAGTGACGGAGCAGAATAACTGGTTCCCATACTTGTTAGCTATGTTGTTCCTAATGCTGCCGACGCCTACAACTATGTGGAGAGGATTAAAGAATGCTATCATCAATTGGAAAGGAGGATCGAAATGATAAGTACACTTATTAAAGAACACCTACCGGAGTGGATAGAGGTAAGTACAATAGTCCTAACACTTATAATCGGGGCTACTACATCTGCTGGGGTTACGCTTTACAGGGTGAGCTCAATAGCTGATGACGTATCCGAAATCCGACATCAGATAGCTAATGTTCCAGTGATAATGGAGCAGCTAAAAGCTACTAAGAAAGATATTATAAGACTTGATACGAGGCTTGAAGATTTGAGAAAGCACGATTTGGAGATACATCATGGCAAAGAAAGGTGAAATGAAGGCGAACGCTTCAGCAAGGAGTAAGCAGCAACGGGCATACAATAGTACTCCCGAGCAGAAGCGGAAACGAGCTCAGAGGAATGCCGCCAGACGTAAGCTAATGACTGAAGGAAGGGTTAAGAAAGGTGATGGGAAGGATGTAGAGCATAAGAAGCCTATCCGCAAGGGTGGTAGTAACGGCTCTAAGAACCTCACTACACGAGCTAAGTCTGCCAATAGAGCAGACAACGGTGGCACCGGGGGTAGGAAGAAGGGTTCGACGGCTAAGAAAAAACCTGCCAAGAAGAATCTCACCCGGAGTAAACCGAGTAGACGTTGGATGTAATAT